AACCTGTGAACCAACACCCTCTCTCCTTAAAATATCAAAAAGAATATAATGTTTTTGATCTCCTGCGTCAACAGGATATTGTAGATATTTTAAATCATAAGACTTAGCTTTTGGAGTAAAAACAGTAGTATTGTCTTTAACGGATCGCAAATACGTATTATAATTTGATGACGTACTTCCTTTACCGCTAGGACTTATTGTTTTTAGTAATTGTTGAAAAGGTAAAACCATATTAATATTTATATTGAATTTCTTATCTTATACGATTAATGTAAGTAATAGTATCTGGATTAGTTACACCTACACTTCTAGGTGTTGGCACTACAGTTTGTTGTTTATTAATGTTATTAACAACATTGTTATTGACTGTATTAATATTTTGTGTTTTATATGCTGTATCTGTAGCAGATTTGTCAATACCGTTTTGATTTATTTCTGCTGTCTTTTTCATTTTATCAGCATTATCAGGTTGAGTCATATCTCTTGCCATTAGTCCTGCGTCTATTGCCACACTAGCAGCAGTTCCTGCACCTGGTACAATAGAGGCAGCTCCTGAAGCAATCTCCATACCTGCACCAACTACATCTCCTTGTGCCAATCTACTTAATGCAAAACCTATACCTGCAATTGCTCCTAATATAGGTATTTTTTTAATAGCAGATTTTAATAATCCTTTACTTGCAGCCTTAGTTGCTGTCTTTTTCATTCCTGCTTCAGCAACTTCTTTACCTACAGCCTTTTCAGAAACATTATTGACAATATTATTATTAACTACACCAGTAGCAGTTTTAGCAACTGAACCTAATCCTACAGCACCTAGTGCTGTTTTGCCCAAACCTGCTGCTTTACTTAATATACCTTTACCGCCTTTAAATACACCTTTTGCACCTTTAAAAGCAGCAGATCCTAATAACAAATTTTTTACTGTATCTAAAATTCCACCTTCACCATCACCATCATTATTTTTTAATCCAGGTTTCTTACCTGATAGTAATTCATTAGTAAGTTTAGATTCTTCTAATATACCTTTTAGTGTAGCAGTAGTTTCTTTAAATTGTTCATCAGATTCTCTCTCTTGTTCAATTGTTTCTTCTTTTCCAAACTCTTGTAAATTACTTCCGCCAGTCAAAGATGTGCCTGTTTGTACAAGTTCAGTTCTACCTGATGAAACTTTTGCAGGAGATGTTCTTTTCATAGACATAGGTTCTTGATCAAAACCTGTATAAGTTTCATTTCCATATCTAATTGATTCTTTTAATCCTTTTCTTGCTAAACTTTGTTTTAATGATATTGCTTGTGATTCAGCAGCCTCTTCAGCTTCAACAGCACGTTGAAGTGGTCTGCCTAAAAAAGGAATACGTGTAAGTCCAAATCTTTGTGCTAATTTTAGTGCTGTAAATTCTTTTTTTAAATCTCTAAAAGCAAGATTCATTCTTGTTGAAACATTTAGTATTTCACCTAATCGTGCATTGGTTTTACCTACTGTCTGTTTAATGAATAAAAGTTCTTCAGCATTTACAACACCTTCAAGTTCTTTAATAGTTTTATCTGTGTTTGCTTGTAATTGTACGGCATCATTATAATCCATACCCTTAATCATATCTAAATCTTGGGTTTGATAATTAACAACATAATTGATTATATCATCACGTATGCCTGCCTTTTTTAATTTTTCCATACTACCAAAACCTTGATCTCGTATGGTTTTATCCATATAAGTTGCTAAAGAATCTGAAATAGCAAATTTTTCATCTTTTTGCTTTCTTCTTTGTAAGGAAATAATCTTTTCAAAATTAGGATTTACGTCTTTAAATCCTATTGATTCTTTTCCTACTTTAGTAGAATAATCAGGTTGTTTTGTAGTTGGTTTTTTTGCCATCTTATCTTAGTTCTGTTTGTTTTGATACTGGTTGTTGTACAACTGGTTGTGGTTGTGATAATACTTTTGAACCACTATTAGTATATAAACCAAACCAAGCAGCACCAGCACCTACTACGATGGATACAAGACCAGCTTGTTCCATAGATGGTTTGTCTAATGCCATAAACCAATGTACTACCTTGATGAGTATGTACATATATGTTAATATGAATAGTCTTGGAAATATTCTCCAAGCGTCAATTGCTTTTGCCAAGTCTATTATCTTTTGATAACTTTTGTTTTCCATTTATCTACCTCTTTGTTTCTCTCTTATCTTTTCGTTTTCTTCTTTAATATGTTGCAACAGTAATTCAGTATAAATTTCCCTCTCCCACGGTATCATATCTTCTAATTCTGTTAAAGAATATTTATGGTACTGCATTAAAGCAAAGTTAGTACGATAATAGTTCTCTAACGTTTCGTGTAAGAGGGTTACTGAAAAAAATCAGATGCCCCTTGTAATAATAAAGTATGTTCAACACCTGACTTAGGATTTTGGTACTTTATCAAGTGTGATACAACTGGTAACTCATCAAAATACTTTTTAATTTGTAAGAATTGCTTTGATGTTAAGTTCTCAACAAATTCAGTTAATTGTTCCTTTGTTATATCTACTGATTCAAACACTTCATCATCTTTATAAATTTGTGCAATACAATCTCTAACTAAATCAAAAGACAAATCAATAAAATTTCTTTTATTCACTAGTTCTTTTATTGTTGGTGTTTTCATTATTACACCATAACCAGATTCAAATTCAATTTTATTATTAACTTGTTTATTTAAATCAGGTTTAATATCATCTATTTTTAATTCATAATCAACTAAAACATTTTCATCATCTGGACATTTTAGTTTCATTTGAACAACCTCACCTACAGATTTAGCTCTTATGTTTATCCATAAGTATTCAAAATCATAGACAGGTAATTTAGTTACATCAATATTGCTCAAAGTACAGTTTTGAACAACAGAAACAAAAGCATTTGTTACCTCTGCCTCATCATCACTTTCATTCGCTAATAATAAAAGTTTTTCTTCTTTAATTAAAAACGGCCTGTATTTCACTTTGACATTGTTTGATAAAGTCAGTTCATATTCAGGTGTCTTCAAAAATGGTATACTCATTATTTACTCCTTGTCTTATTAATATAATATATCACGTATAATTTTTGGGTCTGGTAGACCTTTAGGGAATACACGTCCTCCCGTTACTCTTCCTATTGGTAAATCTCTCCTAATTTTTTCGTAAACTTGTTTTCCAACACTACCTAGTATATTACCTAAACCAAAAGGTAAATTGTCTAAAAGACCTCCTTCTATCTGTCTTACGTTTTTTCTGTATTCATTTTTTAAAGCACCATCGTTACTAGGTAATACTTTACTTCCTGCTAAAACGTTTACAGTAGATGAATTCCAATATCTATATTTAAATGTCACACTTGTTTTTACAAATTGACCTGCTGAATCGTGTGAAAAAGGTGTTGCCGCTATTGATTTAGGATAAACCTCATATAATTGTGCTTGATAAAAAGACTCACTTGTTCCTAATATCTTTCTTAATTCATCTCTATCTTGTTCTGGACTACCTTTAGGTTCGTAAGTTGCTAATGCAGCTGTAAATGTTTTCTTTAAAGGTGTTATAGTAATTGTACAAGGTTTAGCATAAGTGTCATAGTATCCTACATTGTAATTTCTAGGATTAACTATCATATTTTGCCACGCTTCAAAATATACTCTTTCATCAAAGTCAGCACCTGTATAAAAGTCTAAAGTTATTTCATCAAATTGAACACCATTTGCTATTGCTCTACTAGGACCATAATACTGATCGTTAGTATCATCTGTAATTGTTCTTGTAGGTATAGAAACATTAGTACAAAATAAATCTAATCGTAATGCTAAACTTTTTCTTAGTTCTGAAGTTAATTGACCAAATGCTCGTAAATCACTTTGTGTTTGAGTTGCTTCATCATACATATCAAAATCTGATAAAGGTGATTGTAATGCCAAACCTTTAGGACCATCTATTGTGACCATAAAGTTTGCAGGTCTAGCCAAACCATCTGCTTGATTTAAACCTGTTCTAAACTGATTGTAAACTGAATTGTAATTAGAAGATTTATTAAGATAATCTATTCGTCTATTAGTTTCACCTACATCAAATTGTCTGTTTGATGGTGGAATACCAATACGAATATCTAAATCGCCTACTTTTTTACCAATACTAATTAATGACATTAGATAAATTTCCTACTATTTGCATACACAACTGATTCACTTGCCTTTTTAAATCTTTGTACAGGAAGATATACTGCAATTGCGGCCTCATCCATATTTATTCGTAAAAAACCAGTTTGTAAGTGACTATATAAGTATTTCTTTATTGTTGGTTTTACTAGTGATACTCTTTTAACATCATCATAATTTACATCAAATTTAGTCTTACTGTCAAACTTAGTATCATCTGCGAATTGTTGCATACGTTCTAACAATGTAAATCGTAGTGCTGGGGGCAAATAATGAAAGTTCATACCCATAAATCCACCAGGTGTAGGTTCTAAAGGCAATACTAATGGAAATATATCATAGTATGGTAGTGTTTTTCTTAACTTTGGATTGTATCCAAATAGATTAAGTCTACCTACACTTGGTCTGCCTGTCAATTTGCCTTGTCTGAATAGTTGATTAGCGGTTACACCACTTGCAATTCTATTCACTTGGGTTCTATACCAAGTAGCAGATCGGTCAGTATTCCCTTTGTTTAATTTGATAGTATCAAAAACTGAAGCCATATGATATATTTATGTACATAATAAATATGATTATGAACAAATTTAGTAGAGTATATAAAGCACCATACAAAGGTGTATTCACACCTGCACGACCTGAAAAGTATAAAGGTAATGTCAAGTCTATAATCTATCGTTCAAGTTGGGAGAAAAGATTTATGCAATATTGTGATAAGACGCCACAAATAACTGAATGGGGTAGTGAAGAAATTGTCATTCCGTATCGTTCAATTGACAATCGTGCTCATAGATATTATCCTGACTTCTATATGAAAGTAAAACAATTAGATGGTTCATTTAAAAAATTCATTGTTGAAATCAA